ATGATGTGTAAATGCACGTTGTTATTGTAAGAATAATTGTTGCATAACCTTGTAACTTTGATATATCACCGAATCCGTAATTGCCGAACAAAGACAATGATATGCTACAAATGGCTACTATTGAAACGATGGCCGACAATGCGTAAACAACGGCCGTTTTATGAGCTGGAGCGACTTTTATAGAAGCAAATAATCCCATACCAACCGCCAATCCGCCTTCAACAATACAACTACTGATGGCGTAAATTATTCCGGACGCACCTGCAAACGACAATAACAGAAACAAACATATCCATCGCATGACAACATAGCTTATCACAAAAGCAGGGATGACAAGTATCCACCGAATGATGTTCATAGCATTACCACCTTTCAATACACCTACATAGTAATAAATGAGCTTCTTTATATGTCATCACGTCCCGGTTCCTGGGTGCGGCCTGCAAGAGCCGTTCGTCTATATCGTAGCAGTAGGATAGAAGATAAAGCGCGAACATGTTAGCCTCGTATTCGCTCCGTGCGTTGCAATAGTTCACGGTATCGGCATGGAATGTCCCGGCCGCCCCGTGCATCAGTGCGTGGCCTAACTCATGAGCAACGACAATCGGTATTTCCCGTTCGTCCAGTTTGTCGTTGAGCACGATTACCTTCCGGCGTAACGGCCTTGTAAGATACCCTCGGATACCTTTAGGCAATTCGGCGTATACAATGGGTATCCTCATCATATCAGCTATTTGTAAGGGGCTGGCTGTCCCCATTTTCCGTACCAGGTTCTTGACGCGTAATTTTATGTTTTTTCTGACCATAAGGCGACACCTCTATTTAGTAGGAGTGTCGCCTTTTTTGCGTTTGTTCGCTCGTTTTGCCGCTAAAAAGGCAACCTCAAGAGACTTCATAACTAAATCGCGGTCTTCGTCTGTAAGATTGTAGGTATCGCCATCAAATATAATTTCTGATTGTTGCAAGAATTTATTAAGGTCTTTCGGCATTTTCGTGGGTACGTTATGATTTACATTTTCCAGTAAATAATCAATAGATACATTGAAGAAAGCAGACATCTTTTTTAATATTGGGACGTCTGGGACTCGCCTTCCCTGCTCATACATGCCAACGGTACTTGGGGAAATGCCTAATTTTTTCCCTAATTCTGACTGGGTCAATCCTTTTTCCTCGCGCAATTTTTTCAACAACTTCATAGCGTACACCTCCTTGATACGTGTAATTTATCTTTAATATAGCACACATTTTGTGTGTTTGGAATACTTTTACACAATTCGTGTTTTGAAGTATTGACATTACACGTAACGTGTGATATGATATGAGCATGAAATGATACACATTTCGTGTAGATATAGAAGGGAGGCGTTAAGATGGAATGGATGAAAAAATTCAGAAACTCTAAAGGGCTTACAGCTAGTGAAATGGCCTATAAATTGGGCATTTCTAAGTCATTGTATGAGAAAATAGAATACGACGATAGACAGCCTAGCCGTAATTTTATGGAGCGTTTCAAAAAGGCGTTCCCCGACTTTGATATGAATATTTTTTTTGCAAAATAACTACACGTTTAGTGTAGAGAAAGGATAAAGCCATGAACGAATTACATATTTTTAAAAGCCCCGAATTTGGGCAGGTAAGAACAGTAATGGTAGACGGTGAGCCGTGGTTCGTCGGCAAAGATGTAGCGACAGCGTTAGGATACTCAAATCCTAGCAACGCAGTTGTCACGCATGCTGATGACGAGGACAAAACCACATACTCGTTTCAGGTATCCGGTTCTAACTACAAAAGCAAGGCCACGCTCATTAATGAATCCGGCCTTTACAGTCTGGTTCTTTCCAGCAAGCTCCCGACGGCCAAAAAGTTCAAGCACTGGATTACGAGTGAAGTTCTTCCGGCAATCAGAAAGACCGGCGGGTACATCGCTAACGCCGAAACAATGACGGATGCGGAAATTATGTCCAAGGCCTTGCTGATAGCTAAGCAGACAATAGAAAGTCGAGAACAACGCATCCATTCATTAGAGGCGGAGACGGAACGCATGAAGCCGAAAGAAATATTCGCCGACGCCGTCAGCGCTTCCAACTCTTCCATCTTGATTGGTGACTTAGCAAAAATCTTGCACGGCAACGGCATCAAGATAGGCCGCGGACGCTTATTCGCATGGATGCGCGAACACGGATTTCTCATCAAGCAGAAAGGTACGAGTTACAACATGCCGACACAGAGAGCAATGGAATTAGGATTGTTCCGGGTAAAGGAAGACTCTTATGTTGATGGAAAAGGGAACAACATCATTACCAAAACGACAAAGGTTACTGGAAAAGGTCAACAGTATTTCATCAATAAGTTTCTGGCAGAAAAGAGCTGATAGCCATGAAACTATGTTACAGCTCCGAAGAACTGCAAGAGCTTTTCAAGTGTTCCCGGCAGACCATCTGCCGCATGGAGAGCGACGGCAGGCTGAAACGCCTGTACGGCCTCCCTGGCACCTTCTACCGGGCGGCGGACGTGCTGGCCCTTTGTGAATACGAAGAGCCAGCGCACGGGCCGCTGGAATGGGAAAGGCTCGAGGGCAAAAATAAGGCCCTGTCCGAAGAGAACAGAGCCTTGAAAGAAAAGTTGAGTTGTATTTGTGAAGCATTGAAAGGAGTGATGGGTGATGAAAGCGATTGAAATACGCGACCACACGCCGGAAAAGCGGCACGATCGCAAGCTTTTCAAGCGGATTGCCGGCGCGATTGCCTTTACGCTGGCCCTTGCCACGGCTTGTGGCATTGGCTGGTACGCCGGAGCGAAGCTGGCCTATGAGCAGAAAGCCAGCGAAATTCAAAAAATACACTATGTCGAAGAAGGGGAAACACTTTGGGACATAGCCGCCGGGCTGTCTAGTGATGATCAGGATATTCGTAAAGTCATTTACGACCTTGCGAAGCTGAATGACATCGCGCCGGACCATGGCCTTAAAGTCGGCCAGAAGATTGTAATAGCAAAGTAGACCTTGCGACGGTTACGCAAGGCCTACGAGGCTAGATGTATTTAGTTGATTGCCTTAATTATAAGGCAGAAAGTCGAGGAAGTCAATGAAAGCAAGAGACATTAATGATTGGGGCCGTAAACCTTGGCCATTCGAAACGCATTACGAATTGCTAAGTCCCCTGTCGCGCAGTGTATCCCATGAACTGGCAGATACCTGCATGAAGATTGGGACGTTGTTAAAAGAAAAATTCTCTGGCAACGACGACATTATCTATGAAGCAGACGCGCTTATTTCAGCCGCGAAAACCTTTGAAGGGAACTGTTGCTTCCCGGAACTGACGGACGAATTATCCGACAACTTAAAGTTCCTTGACGTCCATATCGGGAACTTGAAGGAAATCAATGAAGTTGATTTATCTGACTTCATTGATGATTTGACAGAGGTATTGCAGGACGGTAAGGACGCCGTTTTGTTTGATCGTAGTCGTTGGTTCAACGACACAAAGAAAGGAGCCTAACCCATGGCAAACTTATATGAAATCAACAGTGCAATTCTAAATTGCGTAGAAGTCGAACCGGGTACGACGGTCAACATGGAAACCGGGGAAGTCATCGACCTGGAAAAACTTTCCCTGCTGAAAATGGAACGGTCTGAAAAAATCCGCAACATCGCCTTGTGGGTCAAAAATCTGAAAGCCGACGCAAAAGCTTTGAAAGAAGAAAAGGAAGCCTTCTATAAACGGCAGAAGGCGGCAGAAAACAAGGCCGCACAGCTGGAAAGCTACCTTGCCAACGTCCTCGACGGTGAAAAGGTCAAGGAAACGGAATTCTCCATTGGCTGGCGGAAGAGCAAGGCCGTTACGATTACCGATGAAAAGAAGCTGCCGGAATCCTTCTTGATTGCACAGCCGCCGAAAGTCGACAAGACGGCCATCGGGAAAGCCTTGAAAGGCGGGGAAGACGTTCCGGGTGCTGAACTGATTGAAAATATGAACATCCAGATTAAATAAAGGGGATGACAACATGAAACACAGCGACGAGTTAAAGAACCTTGCAAAGGCACTAGCAAAATTCCAGGCCGATATCAAAGACCCGGCGAGAGACAAAGACAATCCATATTTTAAAAGTAAATACGTAGCATTGGACGGGCTTCTTGATGCGGTACGCCCGGTGCTGGCGGCAAATGGACTTTCTTTCATACAAAGCCCGGTATCAAACGGGCAGGATATGGGAGTAGCAACACTCCTGATGCACGACAGCGGTGAATGGATTGAAAGTGACCCGTTCATGCTACATGCAGTAAAAAATGATCCGCAATCTGGCGGCTCAGCCATTACTTACGCAAGACGGTATTCATTGTCTGCCGTGTTGGGTGTAGCGTGGGACGATGATGATGACGCCAATATGGCCACAAAAGGCCATCAGAGCCGTTCTAACGTACAGAACGCCCCCGCTAAGGGTGATTGCACCAAAGCAGGACGACAGGCCGAAAAAAACGCGCCTAGCTCGTCTCAGACGCAAAAAAAGCCAACTTCTGTTGATGACTATTACCGGCTTGTCATTGACTGGGCTAGAGCAAATGAGGCCGTCATGTTCATCGGGCCGTTGCTCAAAGCAAAATTCAATAAGGGGCATTTCAAGGAATTGTCCCTTGCAGAGGCAAAGGCCTTCTACGAAAACATCGATAAATTAGTCGATGCGGTGAAGGCTAAAGACGACGCCGCACTGATGGAAGGCGTATAGAATGAGGTTCCATTCAAAAGGGGTGCAGGTGCTGAAAGGGAACGGCGGCTATATGCTGCTGATTCCCGCACCGCTCACCGAAGACTTAAATAACATCAAAGTCGACGGTGATTACTCCATCGAGATTAAGCGTTATTCAAAAAAACGCTCACTCGATGCCAATGCTTACTGCTGGCTGTTGTGCCAGCGGATAGCAGAAAAGTTGTCTGCTGACGGGCAGTACGTCAGCAAAGAGGAAATGTATCGGGGTGCAATCCAGGATTCACAGGGATTTACGCCAATATGTGTCCAACAAAAACTCGCGGCCAGCGTGTGCCGGGACTGGCGTCACAACGGTATCGGATGGATTGCCATTGACACCGGGGCCAGTAAAGTCAAGGGCTGTACCGTCCTGCACTTATACGCCGGCTCAAGCGTGTATGACACGCACGACATGAGCCGCTTGATTGATTGTCTTGTCGACGAGGCCCGTCAGATCGGCGCGAACGTCGAGGATAGAGAATGGGTCCAGGCGCTCATTGATGATTGGAGGCCCGAACGAGATGAATAAAAGAAAGCGCCGCGACGACGCGCTATACCGAAAGAACCGCCTTCCGGCCTATGAACGGGCGGGCGGCTTGTGTGAAAACTGCGGCGCACCTGCTGCGGAAATCCATCACATTACATTTCGTTCCCACTGCGGGACGAGCGATTTAGACAATCTAATTGTACTTTGTCGGGACTGCCACGAACTGGCGCACGGCCCACAAGCTAGGCAGATGAGAGAACGATTCCAAAAGATTAGAGGGAGAGATTAACATGGATGAACAATTTACAGGCATTTTCATCCCCGTAAAATACCTAGACGCTGATGATTTAACCTTGCGAGAAAAAGCGTTTCTAGGTTATGTCGGTATCGGTGATGACATTCAGATCGCCGCGCTTGCGGAATGGCTATTAGACACTGATAAGGCCGAAGTCCTAAAGATAATGGACGACCTGGAAAATAAAGGCTACATCGAAGTAAAGCCAACACCCTATACGAGCACTGGATGTCACAGGATAAGGAGCTTGAAATAAATGGAACGCTTTAAATTATGGGATATTGACGCCGAACAATTCTATATGGTTCCCAAGGTTTTGTTCACGAATCCGTTTTATAAAGGTCTAAATGCAAACGCTAAATTGATCTACGCAATGCTGAAAGACCGTATGCACCTATCACGGAGCAACGGCTGGGCCGACGAAAACGGCGACATTTACCTTATGTTTAAGCAGGACGAAATCCAAGACTTGATGGATATTTCCCACGCAACGTGTGTCAAGGCAATGAAGCAGCTAGTGGAATACGAGCTGATTGATATTGTCAGACAGGGACTCAGCAAGCCAAACAAGGTATACATCAAGAAGTCTAAAAATTATACTTCAGGAAGTCTAAAAAATAGACATCAAGAAGTACAAAAATTAAACACTAATAATACTGAATATAGTAAGACTGAAAAGAATAATACTGAAAAGAGTAGGGCAGGTAAACCTGCCACCGCTCCAAAAGGTGGATTCAAGCCACCAACTTTGGAAGAAGTACAAGCGTACTGCACCGAACGCGGTAACCTGGTTGACCCTCAATCTTTTGTGGACTTCTACGAAAGTAAGGGATGGTATGTAGGCAAGAATAAAATGAAGGACTGGAAGGCAGCTGTACGTACCTGGGAACGGCGGGATAACCGCCCACGGTATAAGACCCGTGACGAACGGCTACGGGAAAATGACAGGGAACTAGAAAGGAAGTGCAAGGAATATGACAGCCGAAACGGCCAGAAATATTATGAAGATTTTAAGAGGCTCCTATCCAAATGACGCCTGGAAGCTTGACGGACAGAACGCCGAAGAATTCATTGGCGCGATGATGCTCCAACTCGAACGCTACAGCGACGGCGACGTATTACGGGCCGTAGGCCGTGTGATTGACGGCGCCGACTCTATGCCGAGCGTGACGATGATCAAGAAGGAAGTCAAACGGAAAATCAACGCCGTGCCGGACTACCGGGCACTCCCGGAAGCGCCGGTCAATGAAGCCGGGCGCAAGCGCATCCACGGCATGATTGACGACCTTAGAAGCAAATGGACAAAGCGGCCGGACAAAGAAAAGAAACCGCCGTCGCTGGATGACGTACCAAAAGACGTAATAGAATTCGCCCGCCGGGCTGTCCCCGGAATCCCGGACGAACTGATTATCAAGAACGTACCCGCCTTTAAAGAAGGGCTGGCCTGTAACATGCGCATGGGTAACGAATACATGAGGTTCTGGCTGGACCAGAACACGGGACTTGTGAGTATGGCTATCGTCATGAAGAGAGGAGTAGCAAGATGAGTAAATGCATGGTGTGCGGGGATGAATTCGACCCGCAATATAAAGCACAGCGGTTGTGCCAGTCCTGCCTCGATAAATTTACGAAGCGCTATTGGGACTGGGACGCCTACCGAAAACAGGGCTATACACGCCGGCCTACCTGCATCGTATGCGATAAGCCCATGATGAGTGGATTCAGCGTATGCCCGGATTGCCGCGACGCGTGGAAGAAGATTTACTACCAGATCATGCGACCGAAAACGATTATCCAGGCGCGCAACCGTATGAAACGAACAAGAGATAAAGCTATAGAAGCGGCCGTTGAAAGCCGACTCCGGACGGGCCTCGATGATGACATTGCGGCCGCCCGCAAAGCAGGGCTGTCATACGGCGCTTACATGGTACGCAAGAAAGGACTGGTACGATGAACGCTATCAGCCGGGCGCTGGCGAAACGTGACAGGGCGCGTACAGAGTTGCGGCGTGAAGCCGGGGCCGAAAGCGGTACGGACTGGGCGACGACATTATTGTTCAGCTGCCTTCACGATAAATACGGATTCGGGCGCAACCGATTCGCCGCGATGAACGACATGTGGGTGCATCTCGACGAATTCCAGGAAGGCTTCATTTACGACTGGCGGGATGAATTGTGTGAACACGGATTCGACCGGTTCCTCAATGAGCGTATCGCCGAACGGATGCAGAGGATGATAACCGGCCGGACGCGCGATCTAAAACTTATGGCGAAGACACGCGACATGATAGCCGGGGTGGCAATCGTCATATTCTGGACGCTGTACACGAAATACAAATGGCGTGATAAACGCATCAAGGATTTGCAGAACTATTACAAAGACAAGGTTTACGTACTGACTCATAACGAAGTGCCCATATGGGAATTCATGAAATGCCTCAATGTAGAGTGCAATATAGATTACCCGGCACTGGAAGCGTATGAGAAGCAGAACGGACCAGTCGATATATACCACGGCAATCGTGGAGAATACCAGAAAAAGGAGTGATAGACAATGAATACAATCACAGTAATTGGCAACATTGGCAAGGACCCGGAAAGCCGGGTCACGACTAAAGGGACGCCCGTCGTGACGTTCTCGGTAGCGGATAACAAGAAGCTGCCGGGGACGAGCGGCAAGAGCAAGGAAGACTGGACAAGTCAATGGTGGTACTGCACCGCATTTAAAGAACTTGCGGAAGCTATCATCCAGGACGTCCGGCGCGGCGACCGGGTGGAAGTAACCGGCAAGATAGATATGCATGAATACACCGCTAAGGACGGCACACAGAAGGTTGCGTATAATTTGCTTGTCAACCGCATCGCGAAGGTTGTACGGCCAATGAGGGCCAATAACGGCGGTTTTAACAACATGGGCAGTGAAGCCCCTGATGAAGAAATCCCATTTTAGAGAGGAGCAATGAAAATGAAGAACATCACGAAAAAGCAGTTTATCGACACGGAAGCACGGCGGCGCGGCCTCAGTTACGGCTATTGGATGGCTAGAAAGACAGGTATCCTGCTATGAAGCTAGGGAGTTTGTTCGATGGAATCGGTGGCTGGCTGATTGCTGCAACACGGGCAGGAATAACGCCGATATGGTCAAGCGAAGTAGCGGCCTTTCCACAAGCCGTGACCGCTAAACATTTTCCCGACGTTAAGCAGCTAGGCGATATCACGAAAATAGACGGCGCTGCCGTCGAGCCAGTCGATATAGTCACAATGGGCAGTCCTTGTCAAGATAATACCGAAGAAATAGTTATCCCGAAGAGTGGGTTATATAGTGGAAAAAAGATAGATATCACTTCACTTTCTTAAATTTGAATCCCGAAAACTTCGGGATAACACTAATGCCCTGTATAATGG